GTACCTGTCACGCCGATCAAGGCGTATAATGTCGCGCTGTCCATTTTTATTGATCACCCCTTCTTGAACATTTGGTTCAGTCTTTGCCTGAACCCGTAACTGTTGAAATGTTCCAGTATGCCCTTATCGGCATTCCCTTATCGAACAGCCTTTCTTCTTTCGGGCAGTCATCAGGACTGACACCGGCCGGAAGTCCGAATGCTGTGTCTTCACTGTTGATGATAGTGGATAGCAGCCATATAAGGTCCGGATCCTGGATCTTCTTTTTCAGGATCTGGATCAGGATTTCATGGTCTATCCGGTAGAAATATTTGCTGATGTCCAGCTTCAAGAAATAATATTTCCTGTCGCGCCGGTTGACCTGCCGCAGCCAATATTCAAGACGGTTCGCCGCGTTGTGCGTCCCCTTCCCGATCCTGCAACCATAGCTGTCATATATGAACTGTCTATCATAGAAAGGGTTTAGGTGCCTGTATATGGCCCACTGGACGATCCTGTCTTTGAACTGCAGGGCCATGATCAGCCTTTTCTTTGGTTCAGTAACATAAAATTCGCGATATCGTCCGACTTTGTAAGTCTTGTATATCAGTTCATTCTGGATCTGGATCAGGTTTTCTTCCAGGTTCATGGTGAACTGCAGAACATCCTGGCGGTATCTTTTGGCTTTTCTGGCTTCCAGGTATGCTTGATATAAGTTGTCAAAGTCGTAGATCGTTGGATAAATGTTTCGTAGTGTCTTCATCCTTTACCCCCAACGCCGTGCGTGACAGCCTTCATCAATTTTACAAGCAGCCTTCACGGCAATTCATTCTTTTGCTTCCCGGTGTCGCCGGGAGCAGGGATACATGTCCCTTTGTACCTTACGCGCGGATCTTTACCCATTAGGTAAAAGATTTCTGGCATTTAAGGTCAGAGCGGAGCGGAACCCGATGTTGTTGCCCGAGTTCGACCGCGCGTTGTTGCCGTTCAGATAGAACACCCCAGCGTTCGACGTGTTGTTCCAGTTGCCGCCGCGATAGCCAAGCCGCTTTTATTCGACATGTACCCCGCGGTGTCCTTACTGGGTTGTTTTCATCCATCCTCCAAGCATTTTGCCGATCTCATTAAGCAATTTTCCCCAGTTTTCATATTTGCGCAGGGGAAGATACTTCATGTCTTTATCGGCTGCCAGGCGAATGAAGGTCCGAAGGACATCAAGTTCAACGTCGATTTCATAAAGTATAGGCTTTTTATTTCGGCTTTTGTTTGCCACGACTATAAGCCGCAGAATTTTATACATTGATTGCTTTATTTCGGATCCCAGGGCATATCGTTCAGCTTTTGGAAATTGAATTATGCACTGGTTTCCATACTTGATCATGTCATATGTCTTTTGCCAGATTTTCAGATTGTCCAATATTTTAACCCCCAAAAATGTCAGGGCGGCTTGACGCCGCCCAGATCAGATTTCCAGATTACCAGATATCAGATTCCCGGAATAAAAGCGGAGCGGAACCCGATGAAGTTGCCCGAGCGCGACCGCGCGTCGTAGCCGCGCAGATAGAACACCCCAGCGCTCGACGTGCTGCGCCAGTAGCCGCCGCGAGCGCCAAGCCGCTCACCGCGATTTCTCATGTAGATCCTGTCATTGCCGTGGTCACCACTATCTGCGGGCATAAGCGCCAACGCTTTTAATATTTCCGGTACCGTTAAGCCTTCAATGGCAGCCAGTGCAGCGAAGCTGGTTCCTCCATATGGGCTGTCATCATCAGGACGGTTTACTATGTTCTTTACAAGCCTGAAAGTGTTTTCTGTGGAGCCGGAAGGTTTGGTCAGGAAGTCCCATTTTAATGTGTCTGCAGTACCAGGATCGACAAGAGATCCGTTTTCCAGGATGGCTTTCCATAGTGTACTGTTAAGGCCCTGATCGACCTGCGCTGCTGCGTTATTGTCCGGGATAATCTGTATTTCACCGTCCAGGGTTCTGTATCCGCCAACCCATTCATAAACATTTCCGTTCAAGTCCCATATACCTGCAGGTGTTCCGTCGTGGGACCAGGAAACAGGACCGGATCCTGTGGCCACACGGCCATCACGCAAGGTTCCATTGTCGTCGTATCTGTATGTCACGATACCTTTTTCCCATGGCGCGCTGGTATCTTTGCCATAACTATTATTGCCGCGCGGCATACAGTTGTTTTTGCGGCACCACAAGGCAATGGCCGCCCATTCAGCATTTGTCGTCAGGTGATGGCCAGCGCCCTTTGCTTCGCAATATTGCTTAGCCTGGTCAAAGTTCACGCTGGTTGCAGGATCCTTGAAGGGAAGACTGTATGCTTTCCCGTTCATAACGAAGTTCTGATATTTGCTGATATAGATCGCCGGAACTTCAACGCCGTTCACAATGAACGCCGGGTGTGTGCTGGCGCTTCCGTCTGTGATCAGGTCCGCGATCTGCTTTTTGTCGAACTTGACAACGATGGAAGGGTACCCGTCAACGTCGAATATGACGGAATTGGTTCCGCCAGTCAAGGCTTCGACTGCAATTTTCAGATCATCATAATTTGCCATTATTCCACCTCCACAAGCGCCCACAGAACCAGCGTCACATTATCCATGCTGAAAGGAACGGGAACCGTCTTTTCAGGATCCTGGTACTGTCTGGCCGGAATTATGATATTTGCAACGTAATACTTCGACAGGCCAGCGATCAAGATCTGAACATCGTCCTGGCAGATGTCAATTTCCACGTCATAGTCCCTTTCATACTTCGAAAGGTCCAACATCAATTCATCACGGAAGAATATCTTTGTGCCTTCAACATTAAAAGCGATTTTCTGACCTTCATTTTTATGGATTATATTCATTTCCTCTTACCCTCCATTTCTTTGATTGCTTCACGGCTTCTTTGTGCCGTGGCGTCAGCATATTCCCTGATCTCTTTGGAAGCGGACCTGGGATCATAGCCGAAGTCGCGAAGAATCTTCGCTTCCTGGGCCTTCCTTTCGTCAGATTTGATGATTATGTTTGCCATTTACACCATGCCCCCTTGAACGTGATATCTGATGGTGACGGACGTTGCGGTTCCGGTATATTTCACCTTGAAGCCGTTGGCCTGCTTGCCGCTGATGATTATGTCACCAACAGTTCCGCCGGACACAGAATTCACTTCAACGGTGACGTTGTAAGTGGTCCTGTTCCTTAACTTCACGATGGAAATGGTGTTGTCAGTGTTTGCCGGTGAAATAGTGGCGGATCCGGATTCGACTTCGAATTCGGCCCCAGAAAGCGCTGCCTGGCGCTGGGCCTGTGCAAGAACTGCGGCCAGGGCGTCATTTGCCAGGATACCGTGTTCCATGTTGTTGAAATTCTGTGCATTCATGGGTGTTCCCGGCTGAATAATTGTGCTGCCATCCTTCACCTGGTCTTTCCACTGCGTTGGAATGTAGGATTTTTCATTTGCCATTTACTGCTGCACCTCCTTAAACTTCATTGATCGGGAATTCATATTTGAGAAGAACACCCTGGTTGACATTTTTCAGGATGTTTTCCGTCCTGTTGCCTGCCACATTCCCGCCCACGTCAATCAGTCTGCTTTCGACGATAGTGGACGCTGTGGACACTGGATCCGTCACAGACACCATGATCACAATGCTATTCCCGACCACCTCACGGGACGTGATCACCCCGTCATACCATGTGGATCCGATCCTGTACTGCGCTTTTGCGATTTTGTCAAGCCATTCCTTTCTTCTGGCCGCCAAAAACGTCGATGTGAAGAACGCCATCTGGATTCCTCCTTTCTTTATGCTGTATTGATGGTCCCGCAGACTTCCGGGCCACATTCCGGAAATGCGGTCACATAAGCGTTAAATATCCCAGACGCTGCGACGTCCTGCTTTATCAAGCGGCCAATCGTTGCTTCTAAATACTGTGTCCCGCAGACTTCCGGGCCACATTCCGGAAATGCGGTCACATAAGCGTTAAATATCCCAGACGCTGCGACGTCCTGCTTTATCAAGCGGCCAATCGTTGCTTCTAAATACTGTGTCCCGCAGACTTCCGGACCGCTTTCCAGGAATGAATACAGGTATGACCGGATATCCGATGATACCTGCAGTTTATAAAAGATCCATACAACATAGAAAAATTCCATGTTCGCCGGTTTCACCATTTCGATGGTTTCTTGAAGTTCATTTGCAAAGTTCTGATTTGATTCGGCCGACTGAACATAGAATTTGAATGTCTGTTCGTCAATGATCAGGTCCCACAGCCCCGGACCGATGATGGTGTCCAGTTTCGTGGCCAGCCATCGCTTCGTGAAGGGAAGCTGCGCGCCGTATATGTTCAGGATCCTTTTTCTTCTGAATGCCAGCGTTTCATCAGGCTTCGGAATTATACCGATGATCTTTTCCCAGCGCTTCACCCCGTCCAGGGATAAAGTTTCAAGGAATAATTCATCGGCCGCGCGGATCGCCTTTTCGGCTGCGACATCGAATTCAGGCTGTTCCGCTTGCGCGATCAGGTTAAATTCCAGAAGTTCCTGCAGATAACGTGGCCAGTAATCAACCAGCGGTTTCATTTGTTACATCCCCCAGCACTGGTATTTCATCCGGTCCCAGGACAAGGTTTGAAGCGTTCCCATTGATCTTTGTTCCGGTGATGTCAAGCACACCAGGAATGTCAAGGGTTCGCGTTTCGATCTGGCTGATTCTCACCACTATATTGTCAGTGTCTTCCCAGGCTTTGATCAGGTCCGTGAAGTATTCCGATATAGCAGCGATTATTCCAGACTTTACTGAATCCCAGGTATAACCGGGTTGAAGGGTGATCTGGCTGGAAATGTCTATCGTCGCAGCAGTTACACCTTCGACCGTTACAACATGGCCGATCGGTGCAATTCCAAGGCCGACACCCTGGTTTCCAATGGGATCGATGGTTTCCTGAACGGTTTCGATCAGCGTTGGGGAAGGAACGCCCCAGTCACTGGTTACGATGGCCAGCCGGACAGTTCCGCCGCCATTCCATACCGGGTAAACCTTGACGCCGCCGACACCGTTGATCCCTTTGGTTTTTTCCTTGTAGTCCTGGACGTTCCCGCCGAACGCCTGGATGTTTAGACTTTCGAAATATCTTGTGCGAAGATCATCGTCGCTTTCTTCTTCCTCACCAGGAATAAGAACATCAGACAGGATCGCGGATCCAAGCCCTTCAATGAAGTCAATCGGAAGAAGGTTCCCGGAATACATGTTTCCTATTGTCCCGGCAGTTTCTGCAGCCATGTTATAGACGCCAGGTTCAATCCTGGCCGTGGCCGTATAGTTCACATCACCACCTGAAAAGCGGCTGCCGATAGGAATGTCCATCGGGTTCCCATCAGGATCCTTGAATTCGCCTTTTCGCTGTGCATAGGTTGCCGGTTGTCTTTTTATACCGCGTTCCATGGCCTTCAATGTCAAGTCGCGGCCCGTTGCAGTATCCGGGAAGGCCCTGTCCAGGATCGTCCCCAGGTTGATATACATTTCGGCCAGTTCGGCCGCTGCCGGTGCGATGGCGTCATAAATAACAGAACCTTCGCGCTTGTCCACGGTATCAGGGACACGCGCCAAACAGCGTTCCATGATATTTTCGAAAGTCATATTTTCATACATTCGCGCTTACCTCCGTTTCAATATCCACTTCACCGAACACGGTTGACGCTGTAAATTCGACGGCCATAGTTCTTTTATTAACCTGGCTGATTTTGAAGTTATAAACGTCTGTAATTCGCCGGTCTTCCAAAAGCGCTTCCCGAATAATTCTTTTGATTTCACTTGCTATCACCTGATAGCTTTTGCCTGCGATTGAATTCATTTCAATTCCATAATTCCAGGAATATATCAGGTACTGGAAGCGCTCTGACTGAATTATTTTAAGAATTGCCTGCTTCATGGCGTCGGTCCCGTCAACAAACCCGCCGACGCGTCCGGTTGCAAAGTTTATTTTGTAGGTCCTGGACGTCATGTCTTTTTGTTCGATAACTTCGACGTCCTGGCCGATTGTGATCGGTACCGCGTTCGGTATCAATGCCATAAGATCACACCCTTCCCAGGACAAGAAATTCCTGTCCGCCTTGATTTCTCAATAAAACGACCTTATCACCGACAGCAAGACCGTTATAGACTTCCTGTGTAGTCTGTAAAGCCTGGACGTTATGGCTGTGGTTACTGGCCGTTTCCGTGCTGTGCTGTGGGACAGTGTGTTTATGCGTCTGGTACTCTCCAGCCCTGAACTGCTTCATTAAGACGATCTGTTTTTCTCCGATATTGAACCGGTTATCGACACGGATCACAAGCGGGCTGGTTGAAGTAACCGTCCCAAATAAAAAAGCCGTCGGAACTCCGGCCTGGCCGGTCTGCTCCGCGACTTTCTTCATAGTGTCCAAAAGTCCCATATCACACCACCTTTAATTTAAGGGACATGGTCCCCTTTAGTAGATCGTGGCTGGCTTCGTCGATAATAAAGAACTGTTTAACGCCGATTTCGGAAATACCGATAAACACGGCGCGGCCGGCGCGAACCGAAAGGTCAGAAATGGCACTGACTTCAAATGTCCTTTTTGGCCGGTTATAAAGTTCAATCATCTTGTCGCCGCGTTCTTTGATCTGTGCTTCGTTAAGGTTTTCGTCCACGATTTCGAAGTTTTGCAGGACGCCCCAGAATTTCATATTGTTAGAATCCTGGAAGATATAAACGTCGCGCTTGCCGGTTTCTTTATTATCTCTGACCAGCTTAATTTTGTTATAGGTTTCGGAATCAATATCCGACGAATAAGTGTAACCTGTCGCCAGGCTTGAATCTCCGATATAAAGGTCCAGCTTCGATTCCGCGACATCTGATATTCGAAGGCTCCCGAAGTCGTCCCAAAGATAGAACATTTTGCCGGTATTGATTAGCGTCAGGTCCAGGGCCTTCAGAATGATGTCAAAAAGGGTCTGGTTATCTTCTACCAGGGAAGGAATAACATAGCCGGTATTAGCCAGTTTTCCGGTCTTAATCTGAAAGTCAGCCGCAATTTTGGCCGCGATTTCGTCTGCCCGCTTCCCTTCGAAGACGTAAGTATCTTTATTCTTCAAATACCTTGTCTGGTCGTAGGCGGTGACAGATATTTCGCCTTTATGGGACTGGGATAGCTTGAAAACATAGCCGTAAAATAAGCCGGTGTTTTCTTCTTTAAGCGTGACTATCCCGCCATGATCCCAGACAACGTCTTCGTCGGCAATAACCGTCAATTCTAAAGAAGCAGGGGAACCGGCCCGCTTCGTTGACCATTTCGCCGAAGACACCAGGGAAGTAATATCATGGGCGGCCCCAGTCTTAATATTCTGGTAATAAATGCTGATCATGGTATTGTAAACACCTGACCTGGATAAATAGTGTACTTCGGATTTCCGGTTCCTTTATTGCGGCCGTCAATGATCGCCTTATTGGCGTTGTATATCTCCGGATAACGGCTTCCGTCCCCATAATATTTTTTCGCGATCGCCCAAAGGCTGTCACCCCTTGCCACTGTATGGGTTTTTGCTGGTGGCGGGGTTCCAGGACGCGCCGGTTCTTTAGCCTGGACCGATTTCACGGCGACGGCCTGGACGGCCTGGACAGGGGGAAGAATTATTCGTTTCGGCGAATAATCTTTCCATTCGACAAGTTTAATTGAATAATAGATGTCGCCGACTTCTCCGGCCCGTTCGTCGTATTCGAAAGATTCGATCCCGAAACGGATATTTATATCCAGGTCTGTTCCAACCAGTATAAAGCGGATAGGGGAAGGCGTATCGCGCGAATTTTCGATTGCTCTAACTATGTCAATCGGTTCCCTAATTGTGCCGGTAACATAAGGCGCGTTATTTACAGGGAAAAACGATTCCCAGGCCACTTCACGAAGGCCCTTTTTCCGCAGGATATAGATTTCGCCAAGTTCTAAAACCGTGGTTCTTTCGTTCTTCCCAGCGGCCTTTACAGTCAGTTTTTCAGGAAGGACGGGAATAGAAATTTCCCGCCCTTCGATAATCAAAGCCATTTTATAAGACATTAAGCATACACCCCTTCCGCCGCCGCGTAGAATTCATCTTCCAGCTTCGCTTCAATCCTGTTAATAACTTCGTCGACGTCGACCTTTTCGCTGATCTTCGCGTCAACGGCGACAGTAGGCGTCAGGGTTACAAAGTTTTGGACATAGCGCATTTCGGCCACGTCGCGAAGGAATTTAAGGTCTTCTTCGGCGATATTGACGTCTTCTTTGATTTTACCGACTTCGCCGACGGTGCCGACGCTGTCAATGTCGCCGGTGAACTTACCTATTAGGTCAGCGCTTTCGGCCGCCTTTTTATTTGCGGCTTCAGCTTTTGCGGTTGCGATTTCTGCCTGGCGCTGTGCCGTTGCCGCTCTGGCGTCGGTCTTCATCTGGTTAAGTTTTGCGTCACGTTCGGCAATCTTACTTTCTATCTGGGACCTGTAGTCTTCCAAGCCCTGCGCCCTGGCCTGTTTAGCGGCTTCATTTTCAAGCTGGGCCGTAGTGCCGAAGGTTACTTCCTGGATAAGGTCAATACTGACACCAGGGATTTTATTCAGCGCGGATATGAACCCGTTTATAATGCTGATCGCTCCATTAACCATATTCTGAAGGATCATCAGGACGTTTGCTTTCATGTCGCCCATGAAGTTAGCAATATTCACGCCGGCGGTCATAAAGGCAAGCTGTAGCTTATTCCACATATCCATTACCCAGTAAACGCCGGTCATGAAGCCAATTTTGACCCAATCCCAGGCGGTTAGAAGGGCATTACAGGTAATTAGCCAGGCCACACGCAAGCCACCGACGGAATCAACCCATTTGTAGATCATCATTACCACCGTACCGACGGCAAGCGCTATCCAGAATAAAGGATTTGACAAAAGGGTCGTAAAGAAGGCTTTTGCGGCCCCAGTAGCGATCCACGTTGCGGCTGTCTGAATGCCCAGGGCGATAGCATAAGCACCAGCGGCAGCCGCAAGACCCCAGAAGACAGGTTCAAGAATGGACCAGTTATCATATATCCACTGGGCGCCCTGGCCGATCATCTGGATAACCGGCTGGAATGTCTGAAGCATGGTGTTTGCGACGATAGTTCCAACCTGTGAAAAGGTCATGGGGATTTCGCTAAAGCGCTGGTTCGTTTCGTTTGCGGCCGCGAACATGGCCTTTTTGATTATATCTGCCGTGATTAAACCTTCAGAAGACAGTTCGCGCAATTCGCCGGTCGTTTTACCCATATAGTCGGCTATAGCCTGGGCCAGAAGCGGCGCGTTCTCCATGATAGAACTGAATTCGTCACCTTGAAGCCTGCCGGCCGCCATAGCCTGGGTTAACTGGTACATGGCCGCAGTCTGTTCCTGTATGCTGGCGCCACCGATAACGAAGTTTTTGTTCATAAGTTCGACGAAGGCGATCATTTCTTCGTTACTGGTGAAGGCGCTTCCGGCCAGTGTACCCAGTTTCGCGACGGCGTCGGCCATAGCATTATAAGAAGTCCTGGACCGGTTCGCGGAAGCCAGAATTTTATCCTGTAATTGCGCTGTGGTCTGTAGGCCGTCATTGATAAGGTTTAAGCGCGCTTCCGTCAGTGTCATAGTGTCAGCCAAGTTTATAATTTTTTGAATACTAAACGCCGCGGCGGCCGTCTTTAGCAGGCTTGATATTCGCCCCCAGACGGATTCGACTTTCCTTGCTCCTTCCCGCGTGCGTTCCTGCTGTTCATTAAAGAAGATTATGTTCTGTGTTGCGATATTGATAGAAGACGCGCCCCGTTCAAAGCCGGCCCCTGGATCAACCTGTTCACTTAATCTGTCCGTGACTTCAAGTGCCTTGTTGGTCCGTGCCACAGCGGCCGTGATCTTATTAAGCGCGCTGGTCATTCTATCCTGGATCGATAAACTGGTAGATACACCTGTCACTATGGATCACCGTCCTTTCTTGCTTAATTTTTTAGCTTTAGCGGCTTCCTTCTTTTCCTTCTCGATCTGTAAGTCAATGGAAGCATAAATAAAGGCCCGTTCGCGAAGCGACAGGCTGAATAGTGTACTGGGTAGAATTTTTAAGCGGTGGAGGGCGTAATGCGCGTAAACCGATTCGCCGGTCACTATGGATCACCGTCCTTTCTTGCTTAATTTTTTAGCTTTAGCGGCTTCCTTCTTTTCCTTCTCGATCTGTAGGTCAATGGAAGCATAAATAAAGGCCCGTTCGCGAAGCGACAGGCTGAATAGTGTACTGGGTAGAATTTTTAAGCGGTGGAGGGCGTAATGCGCGTAAACCGATTCGCCGTCGGCTTCGTCAGCATTG